CATACACTACATTGTTGCGCGAGGCACGATCGACGAGTTGGTCATGTCTCGCCGAGGCGATAAGCGATCAGTGCAGGATTCACTGATGGATTACATGAAACAGAAAGGACTTTGAGATGAGTGATTGGATTGAATGGTCGGGTAAGACACGCCCTGTCGACGCACATACCATTGTGCAAGTGCGCTTTCGAGGCGGTGACACCGATACCGGTGAGGCGGGAACTTGGTCCCTGTGCTGGGTTACCGGCGACGACGCCGAGGACATCGTCGCATACCGAGTGATCGGCACGAACCAGATTCAAGACCTCGTGACGCGTTCCGAGGAAAAACACAACCCAGCCAACCCCCTCGCTGTTCAGGTTGCAGGTGATCACTACAAGAAGCTGAAGATCCAGCCGATCGAGTTCATCCACGCCAACGGCATTCCGTTCGCCGAGGGCTCGGTGATCAAGTACGTCACCCGCTGGCGCGACAAGGGTGGGATCAAGGACTTGGAAAAAGCCCGACACTTTCTCGACTTGCTGATTGATTTGGAAAGAAAGGCCAAGGAATGACCGACGAGATCGACCGCGCAGCCGATGAGGCCGAGCGCTACCTGAGCGAAGCACTGCGCCAGCGCAAACCCGAAGCACCCGGCCCGACCGGTCGCTGCTTGTTCTGCGATGAGATCGTGGGGGACACGCAGCGTTTTTGCGACGCCGAGTGCCGCGACATGTGGGACCGAGAACGGAAACAGGGGCGGAGATGAGATACACCCTTTGTCTGGTCGCACGGCTTACCGTGCTGGCCTTGGTCTCCCCGATCTTTGTGATCAGTTGTGCATGCACCTACTGCTGTGAGCGCGCTTGCGGCGCACTGTCTTGGCTTGAAGATCGGGGGCGGGGATGACCGAAAAGACCGACAGCACAGGCACAGCCCTGGTCAACGCCGAGCACTATTGGAAACCGATCACGGGCTCGACGCCCAGAGGGGTCAAGTGTTTCCTGATCAACCGGGCGGCGAAGTCAGCGACCACGGGCACCGTGGCGACTGAAGAAAAGTTCTTCACCCACTACTCCCCCCTACCCGTCTTTGATCCTAATGAGGGGGCCGGGCCGGTTGAGGTTGATCAGTGAGGTCAGCTTCGTGACGTTACTGCGCGCATTGCTCATGATCTCCCTTTCACGCGCTCGAATGTGCGCAAACCCCCCAAGCCCAGCATGCCGGCCAACAAGGCCATCAGCGCGTCGATGTCAATACCCGGCATGGGTGGCACCTGGTGACCTGTCAGGTTGACCAGCCAAGGCAGCAACGGGCGCAGCAGGAACTCGTAGCCCAAGCCGAACGCGCACACCCACCCCGCCGCTGGGCGCCAGCCGCCTCGGAAGTTGTCGGCGCCCGCCTCCACCTTGTTGACCTCGATCTGACCCAAGGCCAGCTTGAGGTCGGCGTCGAGCTGCGCCAACTCGCCGCGCTGCGCCATCTCCAAGGCCTTGAGCTTGGCCTCGGCGGCTGCCTGCGGGTCGGGCAAGACCTTGTCGAGCACTTGCGTGATCGCGGGGATCAGGAGGTTCCACATGTCAGTTGTCTCCAGCGGCGTGCCGCAAATTGCCCGCAACCCTGCGGGTCCAGCCCCGTCCGAACGCCTCGAACTTCTCCAGCTTGGCGTAAAACTCCAAGCGCTCGGCGTTGAACAAGAGCACCAGGTCGGCAGGATCAAAGCGCTGCACCCGGCCCAAAGTGACGGGGCCGATCACCCCATCATCGGCAGCGCCGACTGCGCGCTGCATCCAGCGCACCGCGTTGCCGATCCCGTGGTTGACCGCTGCGTCGAGCGCTTGGAAAGCGAACTGACGGGGCAGCTTGTCACCCTGTGCCCGGTCCCAGAAGTCACGGCGATAGATTGCCTTGGCCTCGTCGCGGGTCAGGTTCTTGATGTCAACCTCGGGGTAGCTGCGTTTGGCGATCCCGAACTTGGTCTCGCCGCCCGGGTCTTCGGGGTGGTTGACGTACCCACCCTCGTGGGTGAGCACGCGCTCAATGAACTCGTCAAACAAGCTCATGGCGCGCCCTTTCCGCCGATGTGCGTCAGCGCCCAGGTGATCAGACTGCCGAACGTGGCAGCACCCCCGCCCAGCAGCATCATCAGCTTCCAGCCGCCTTTCGCTTCGGACAGCGTCAGGTTGACGGTGCTGAACGCGTCGGCCAAGGTGCGAACCGCCGTGGTCAGGTTGTCCACATCGCGGCGCAGGCCGGCCAGTTCAACCTTGAGCACAGCGATGTCGATGTGCGCCTGGTTGAGCGCTTCTTGGTTGAAGTTGTCAGGCGGCATTGTTTACAGGTCCCATGCTGATACCCGCGTGTCGGGTGTGCCCGCCGTACATTTCCAGCCTCCAAGGAAAGCGACAAGGGCTAGAACGATGCTGAAGGCGGTTCGAATGTCCATCTATTTTGTGGTGCGCTGTTTAACGTTCACGTCGTCATGTCTTCGATGTCGATGTCACAGAACTGTGCGTTGTCACCCGATCCTGTATTGCGCAGCAGCAGCAGGAAAGACGTAGCGTTTGATCGCATGGCAGGCGTCAGATAGATGTCCAGCCTGCTCGCCGTAGTCGATGTTGTGTTGACGGACGTGTATTGCCCACCAAGACCAAGCGACCACAACTGCACGTCAGCATTCGCAAGGGCGCCCGAGCACTTGGCCCAAACAGATACCCGAATCAGTGACGACGCTGGACAGTTGATCTGCTGGTACTGGTAGCTATTTGCAAATGAGATGGAGCAGGCTGATCCATTCACATAGGGCGACACGCTGGATACTGCTCCTACGTTCCCTGTTCCGCCGCCTGCCAGGGTCCAACCGTCCGATGCCCCGGTTGCATCTGTGTTGACAATCGAAGTCCCATTGACAACGGTCGAAAACTTCCGCTTTCTGTCAATGTTGATTGACCGTGGTGCGGCCCCGTACATGTCAACAATTCCCGTTTCAACTCGGTTGTTTCGATACTGCGCGTTGATTGAATTCGCCGTTAGTTCCTTGATAAATGGCGTTGACGTTGATGCATCTCCGAGGATGTTGCAACCTTCCACCGACACAAACGGTTGCGCGTAGTCCGCGCCCACCGTTCCATCCAATACAACCCCGGGCGCTAAGTTCTGAACATTCAGATATACGTCACGGATGGTGGCCTTTTGGCTGTTCTTTATGCGGAATGCCCCTAATGCGTTGGCCTCTGTATACCCGCCATCAACAACAGTCAGGCCACCTAGCCCCGCTGCAACGCTGAAGTCATACCCATACCCTGCGCTCAACTCGTTTGAGCACCCAATGAACTTGTTAGCTTGGTTATTGCTGGCTCCTGCTGCCAGAACGTTTCCTGCGATTCCTGATCTAAACGTGCAGCCCTCAATAACGTTGGCGTTCCCGTCTAAGGTGAATGCGTATTGCCCACCGTAGAAAAAACAGTTCCTGAAGGTGCATGAGTAATTGTGAAAAGCCCGAACCGCATATGCCGACGCCCCCGTGTTTTGCTGCTGAACGTTCAGCCCCTCAACATGGAACCATAGGTTATCTGCTACACCTGAACCATCCCCGAACTGAATCACCGTGTCGTTGAAATTCCCGATGATGGTTGCAGCCGATCCGATGATCCGCCCGAACTGCTGATTTTTTACGGTGATCTTTGCCGTTGTCTTGTAGACTCCGTTCGGGAAAAACAAACACCATGACTCCCAAGTCGGGGAGCCTTGGTTCGGAAACGATGCGATCGCCGCCTGTAGCGCTGCTGTGTCATCAGTAACACCATCGCCGACAGCGCCGAAGTCCTTAACGCTCACAAACTCGCGCAGCTTATCCTGCGTCGTTGTCAATTCAGCACCCACGCCCGCAGGCTGGTACGAGATATCTAGGGCATCGCCCGACACGCCCGACGCGATACCTTGACCGTAGCGTGCAAGGATCTCAGCACCGTCGGCGGGTGCCACAGTGAAGACCAGATTTTGCCCGACCAGGGTGTGATCGACGCCGGGCACGTAGGTCTGACCGTCAACCGACACATCGGTGTTGCCGAGCGTGACCGGATCGGCAGACAACACAAAGCTGGTCGTCGTGCCGTCCCCGGTGTAGGTGTCGTAGCGATATGTTGCGAACGCGATGGCCGTGGCGATCTCGGACAGCGGGAAATTCTGCATTGCCGTCTCGCTCTCGTTCCAGCCAATCAAGGCGTTGGACTGAGGCGAGGGCAGGTAGCCCGAGGCGTTGGATGTGATCGGAGCCTGCACGGCGCGGTTGACCGCTTCGCGCAGCTGCTGGATCTGCATCGTCAACCGGTCGAGTTCGTTCTCCAGTGCGGTCGGACTGAACGCGCCGCCACTTGGCAGATCAAGCGGTTGGTCGTAGTCGATGTCCCCCGTGATGACCAGGGTGTACCCATCGGGCAGCAAGTACGTGACCGCGCCGCCCGGTGAGGTTTCCTGGTTTGAGTTCAGCGTGACGGTGTAGTCACTGGTCAGGGTCAGCTCGGACTCGATGCCCAGGTTGTCGGCGACGATGACGAGAATGTCAGTGTCGGCGAACACCTTGAACGTGAACGGCCAAGAGGTCTGTACCCCGTTGCCGAGGAGTGGCCCAGCCTTGCGGGGGGTCGAGGGGATTGTCATGCGCGGGGCTCCTGCGTATTACCGGCATGGTAAGTACGCAGGGCCAAGTCACGGACACGTCAAGGCGTCTTGCTCTCTTTGCTGGCTGTGCCGGTCACGGTGCCGCGCACCGCATCAACCGCATCGGTCGGCTCGATCTTGCCCTGAGCCACCCCTGCGGCATAGCCAACAGGGCGGGCTGCGGCGTAGAACGGCAGGCCTGTCAAGAGCGTCGCAGCGGCAGCCACATCGCGCACGGCCTTCTGTGCGTTGCCGTCCTCGATGATCGCCTTGTACACGCTTGCGGGGGAACCGACTGCCGACTCGATCAGCGATACCGCAGGGGACAGACTGAACTTGTCATCGGCGGGGTTGTTGTTGAACCGACTCACGGCCATCTGCCCAACCTGCCCGGCGATCGGGATCTGCGCTGTCATGCCGCGCAGGGTGCCAAAACCGAACACGGCCATGAGCCAGTCGTCAAGGTAGCCGTCGTCGTCCTCATCGCCCGGGCCTCCCCGGAAAGCCTGAGCGATCGCTTCGGCCACCCAGATCGGAGCCAGCAAACCGGCCAAGGCGATATATGCCAACTTGCCGGCGCCTTTTTTGACGCCCATCTCGCTCACGACTTGGGACATCGCGGTCGCGTTGGTGTTCGCCATCATGTTGAAATAGCCGACGAACTGAGTGAACACGCGCATCACGGCGGGGCCGGTCTCGAAGCGACTGACGTCCTCGGGCAGTGTTGAGCCCTGCGTCTGACGGATCACGCCATCGGCAAAGCGAACCGCGTCGCGGGCTTCAGATCCCTCCTCGATCGCCTGGTTGTAGGCAGCCGTCCAGATGATCGGCGACATGGTGTTATCGACCGCAGACTGCAAGAAGTACGCATGCTTTTGCGTCCAGGCTTGGCCCTTTTCCAGCAAGGTCGGATCGACAAGGATCTGCTCGACGACGTCATTCATCGACGACAACTCGTTGAGCATGCGGTCTTTCATGAACGGCGAGGCCTCGACCACCGTGCGCTTGAACTCCTTGGGGCTTGCCGTGAACTGCCCGACTGCCTTGAGCATCAAGCTGGGCTTGACCTTGATCGCAGCCGTTGAGAACCCGGTGATCTGCTGGACCGTGTTGGACAGGTTCGCCATCATCATCGCCATGCCTGCACGCGAGCGCGCCGCACTCAAAAAGCGCGACAACTTGCGGTCCCCGGCAACCGGCGTCTCGACGACCTGCTTGGCCGAGCGGTTGAGCCACGGCATGATCATCCCCTCATAAGCACCTGGGTCGATGCGGTCGAGGGCGTAGCTGACGTTCTTGCGGGTGAGCAGTCGGCGAGCGTCAGAGATTGCGGGCTGCATGTGGCTGAACAAAAGCACTTTGTCCATGTGCTGCGCCAAGGCGCGCAAGTCCAGCAGCAACGGCTTGTTGTACTCGACCCGCGATTTGGTGA